GTTCCAAATAGTTGCTGCTTGGTTAGGAATATTGTCAGAAGTAACAAATACACCAGAACCGCCACCATAACCAGCTTGACCTGCGGAGGTCACAGCAAAATCTAAAAAGGCTTGTTGAGCCAATAAAACTGGACCAACGTCACGTTGTGGACCAAAACGATTATCACCCGATAAAATCGGACCTTCTAGTACGGTACGTGCCATTTTACAACTCCTTTAAATATGAATATTTGAGAGCAATTTTTCTAGTAGTAGATGTATCTTTACTAGTGACACGGCCCCTCTCAGCGTAGGACATATCTGGATTATTAACTATAAACTTAACAATTGCAAAATATTTTAAATTTAATAAGGCTGTATTTTGCCGAACCTTTTTTAATTTTTCAATATGCTCTGTTGTTACGGGTTTTTTATTACTTAATTTGGTAAGCGAAATCATATCTTTAGTATGCTGAGTGTGTTTTTTACCCCGCATTGGGACTTTAGCAGTATTAGCAATATTAAAATATGTAGGCTCGTCAAAATATGCCTGACCTTGCAAAAATGCATTTTCAAGATCATCTAAATCTTTTGTATCTACGCACTCAACTTCTAATGCCCAGTCAAAAGCATTTTTACCATGCTTATTGTATGAATTTTGTAATATACGATTTACATGATAACCTTTTTCTAAAAGGCGAAAATGTTCATGAATACGTTTTTTAACATGTTGCGATTGGCCAACATAGCATTTACCCGTAACTTTATTACGAATTTTATAGATCCCTATGTAGTCTTGTGCATATGGCATGATTAAGTTCCTTAGGACTATAATACCATGCTTTTTATATTATGCAAGTATTTAAAAAGAAAAACCCCGCCTTTTGAGCGGGGTCCAAACTTCTTTACGTTTGCTTGCTGCAGATTAATATGAACCGTATACACCTAATGGGTCAGAAACACCGAAGCTATAACGCTCACGGGATTTGTAACGTACGTTACCGGTATCGAAATCCCCGTCCATTGAGTTCTGCAATGGAATACGAACAAAATGTTTCAAACCATTTGGTACATCAGTGGTCAAGAACCATGCGTTAGTTGCGGTCAAGAAGTGGTTAATTGCGTAACCTTCTGGAACGGAACCATTGTTCTTAATAGCATTGATATCGTTATTGTTTGTACCAACACGGAGTTCTGTGTCTAACAAACGAGTTGCAACGAACTGCAATGCTGGTGGAACAACAAGCTTTTTAGGACGAGCAGCAATCAACAAACCACGTTCATCTGTCCACGCAGCAATCTGAATAACAGCGTTTTCAAGTGCAGTTTCGTTCAAATCAGCAGGGGTTGATGGAGTATTGGCATTGGTACCACCAGAAACTAAAGGATGTGCTGTAGAGAACAAGGCTTGCCCGTCACCATAAGTAACTTGGGTATTAAAGCCATTATTCAATACCGCAGCAGCTTTAACTTGCTTGGTATAAGCCATAGCACGAGCTAGACCTTTGGTATAGCGAGCTGAGAGAGAATCGTAGAGGTTATCTTCGATTGCTTCTTCAGTCAAGCTAAAGCCAAGGGCGATAGTTTCGTGGTTGTAGCGAGCTGTCCATGCTTCTTGAGCATTGTCATAAGCGATGGCTTGGCCTTCGTTTTTGACTGGTGCAGCAGAAAAGCCTGACAGTTTTGTTTCTTCTTCAAAAGAACGCTCAGAGGTCTCAGTTTCGTAGATCTCTTTATGTTCTTCGCCGTAGCGAGCATACTCTAATCCGAACAATGCATTCAATCCGGGGAGCAACTCTTTCAGTAGTTGTGCACGAGAAATAGCCATTTAAAAGCTCCTTAATTAAACGCCAGTGGCATTAAAGTAGCTATGGTAACCGAAGTTCCATGTTACTAATGCTTCTGGGTAGCCGGTGAAAGAAAACTGTGCATTTGTCGACTGAGCTGTTGTTACAGCTGTGTTGATAGTTACAGTTGTGCCGTTTACAGTTGTTACATAGGTATTAGAACCAGCAGTGATGCCAGGACCAGAAATAACCATACCTGGAAGGATTGCGCTGTTAGCAGCAGATAAAGTGATTGTTGTGCTAGAAGATGTAGCATTTTGAGTCACAGTAACAGCTGAAGCAGGAACAACACCAACAATACGGAAAGGAGCCGATGTAGTCAAAGGGGTAATTGCTGAAGTACTGGTAGCAGCTGCAGAAACAGCAACACCAGCTAAAGAATCACCAGTAGTTGTAGAACCAGTATTGCCAGCAGCGGCGCCAATGTAATAAGCATTAGAACCAATAAAAGCTGGGTTTATGTATTGAATGGTTGTAGAACCACCAGTACCTGCTGGGTTAGACAATACTACTGTTTGGAAAACAGCTTGAGGATCGTCAACTACATAACCAATCGCATCTGTAGCTGTAGTGCTTGCTTGCCAGAATTGATAGCGGTTTTTACCATAGATTGGACCACCAGTAGTTGAATACTCGCAGCCAGCAAATACACCAATCGTGCCGTTAACAGCAGATGCACCGTTATAAGCAAGGGTTGATGAGACCAAAGCGCCAATATTAGCGCTAGTACCAAGTGCTACAACGTCACCGTTGAACAAGCTTGTGCTGTAACCATTAACAATAGGGAACATACGGGTTGAACCCGCAAATACTCGACCACCGATAAGGTTAACAGGCTTTAGTCCATAAGGACCTGAAACAGTAGGATAAGCCATGTAAATCTCCTAATTATTGAGAACCAGATCCAAAGGTCACCGAGGATTTCCGTTCCATAAAGATTGGCATTCTCGAATCACTTTGGCGCATTAGGTTGTTATCTACAGCTTCCGATTGGTCTTGTGTCTGTTTAGCCTCATAAGCTGCACGTTGTGCCACAAGTTCCTCTGGGATTTTGCAGAGTAGTAACCCGCCAATCTCAACGTTGTCTTTAAATTGACCATTGGGATTAGCTAACAGTTTAAATTTTGGTTGTTCTTCAATACTTACTGGCTCCCAACCTTCTCTAAACTTAGCAGAAGTATTACGGGGGTCAGCTTGATTAAGCATTGAAACACGTATCCAACGATAAGCGAAACCAGCCTGCTTGTCGGGCTCAGGTAAAAGTTCAGGTGGCATCCACTGTTTAGGACGTTCTGTAATTTCACGGTTTTCTGCTTCACGATTAAGTCTATTTGTAGCCATGTCAGGCCTCCACTTTCATTAGTTCACGGACATATTGCTCATTGGTTAAGCCAAGTTTTTTTGCAATCGCAACTTGCGACTGGGATAACCTAACTCTTTTCGGTGCGGTCGACCGAGTTGCCGAAGCTACTACCGTTGATGGCTTTACCCTGTGCGTGTCTGCTCGTGGTTTTGCCCGTACTTCTTGATCTTCAGAATCTTCATGGTCGAAATTTTCTGCAAATCTTTTTCGCATTGTTTGGTCCAACGTTGCGTAATATTCCTCTGACCCAATTTGTACACCTTGACGTTTTAGCTTCTCATGGAGTCCCAGAGCCGCTGCCGTCATTTCCTCGTCCTGTCCGAACCAAGGATTTTCCGATTGCCAAGATTCGAGCTTTTCGTCTCTTGGTACATTTTGGTAGTCTTGTTGAGGTTGTACAACAAATTGTTCTTGCTGTAAAGGGGGCAACTTAAAATCTTTTGCTTTTTCTAAATTTAATTGCGCTTTAGTAATAGCGGCTTGCGCATTCATTACTTTTTCAGCATCGCCAGCTTCATAAGCTTCTTTATAAGCCTTTTTAGCATTTTTTAATTGCAGCTTAGCAGAGTCTTTTTTAGTATTCTTGTAGTCTTTTTCACCACTAGAAAGCATCTTTTTGACCTGATTGTTTTCAGCTAATAGCCTTTGAGCAGCTTCAATAGCAGCATTTCGCTCTCGTTCTGCAGCTTCTCGGGCACGTCGCTCATCATTCCAGACTCGCTTCATCTTAATAAGCTTATCTTTAGCTTCTTTGCTGTACTTATCTAAGTCATCGACGTCAACTTCTAGTTGCCTAACCTTTTCGGGGTCAGCAGGTTTACGGTTTCGATCTTCTTCGGGGGTATCATCCTCGATCTCAATCTCTAATTCTTCTAGGGGTTTACCCTTAATATCCTCGATTTCATCGGGAAATTGGTATGCATCTGGCATTGTCCGCCTCCTTAAATAAATTTACGTTTGATGCCACGGGGATCTTGAACTACAGCTTCCACAGAGTCATCGTTAATAATCCGGAACTCACGGTCGTGAATTACCAGACGGGTACCTGCATTTGGTCTTACAAGGATAAAATCACCTTGTTTACACCAAGGTCCATTAGGGAACCTTACTTTATCTGCATAGCAATCTGGGCCTAAAGAGACCACAAAAAGCACTGTAGTTAAAAGTTCATCAACACGGCGTGTTTCATCCGACTTGATAATTCCACTTTCAAACGCTTCTTCTGCTTCAGGGATTGCACATAAAATACGATACCCTTGTGGCATAGGTAGCTGTTTTGCTCTATCTTCTGCTTCTTTGTTTAGCACAGCAGATAAGTCCACTGCTTGGCTAAGGTTTAGTTCACTCATTGTCCGAGTTCTCCAATCGTTTTTTGAGGTCTGTAATGATTAAGGATGCGGCTTCAAGACCTCGTAACTGACCGCAAACATATCTGTACTCTTCCATTGTCGGAATGTTTCCTTGAGCTAGGGCTGAACTTAAGTATTCCCTACGCTCTTGGTACTCTCTAAGTAGGTAATCTAAATGATTGTCCATTACTCTCCTTTAGGTTTTTTAGCCTTGTCGGCTGGTTTAGCTGCTTGTAACTTAGCTTGTTGCTGTTGTGCTGCTAACTGCTCACTCTGCATGTCTGCATTGTGCTCATGCCCAAGCACGGTATCTGCCATACCAAAAGCGTGAGTCATCATATTCGCTTTATGTTCATGTTCATGGTCAGCTATAGTCTTAGCTGCTTCAAACTGATGATCCATACGGCGACCTTGTTTCTCACTATGAAGCTTAGCTGCTTGAGACATTGCGTTTAAATCGGCTGTCTTCATAGCAGTTTCTGCTGTTGTCATAATGCGCTTCTCTTCTATATCAAGCTGGCGATTCTTAATCTGAATTTCAGCTTGGTCTTTCTGTTCCTGTGCTTGTTGCGCTTGCTGTTTTAATTGCAACTCTTGTTGTTGCATTTGTACCAATGGATCTTGTGCTTGCTGTTGTGCTTGCTGTTGACCTATTTCTGCTTGGTTTGCTTGTAATAATTTAGTAGCAGCTTGTGCAAGTAACGGAGCCAACTGAGCTTCAACTTTAGGATCCATTGGTATATCTTCGCCAGACTTATCTGTCTGTGCTGGTAATGAAGCACCAAGTTGTTTTTCAATCTCAACTCTATATTGGAACCCTAAGTGCTCATTAATATGAGCCATCATGCCTGCTTGAATCTGTTGGGCTGCTGGATTGTTTTGCAACAACTGTGCAATCTTAGGATCATGCATTGCCGACATATGTACCGTTATATGGGCTGTGTGGTCTTGCGTGACAAAAGCCTTAACCGGTTTGCCCATGAGTACGTTCTGATTTTCAGTAACCGGATCGGTCGGCTTCTGGTCTTCGTCCATTGGAATGAGTTTTGCCGCATTCTTAATCCCCAGAACATCGAGCATTTGTCTGTGTAAGAGGGGTAGATTGTAGAGTTGGGGTGCTCCTTGAGCCAGTTGAAGTACTGCTTGATACTGTACGATCTTTTGCGCCATTGTCGA